GTCGTCGTCACTCGTTGGCTTCGCGGCTTTGGGCGCGGGCGCTTGAACCTCGACCTCGGGCACGGCTCGCGCGGTGCTCTCGGCGGGCTTGTCGCTCGGCTTGTTCGAGCCGGCCACGTCAGGCTCCCACGTTGGTCAATAGGTAGCCCGTGGGCGCCCCAACAACCTTGTCGATGTCCGAGCTGGTCGTTTGCACGACGTAACCGCCGGACACTCCGTTGAGCGGACGCAGATCGATCTTCGTCGAAGGACGCTTCCAGGTGAAGCGCGCGGCGAAACCGGCGTTGCGATTGCGCGTTGCCGTGCCCTTCATGACGCGGACGATGCCGAAGACGTCGCCCCACATGCGCGAGTAGGACGCGGACTGACCAATGTTCGCCGTGTCCTTCCAGGCCTTGCCGACCAACAGGTCATCGAGCCCGAACACGTTGGCGATCATCTTGGGCGTCACAAGCCCGTTCGCCTCTGGCCCGTAGCGGAAGATCGCCAACATGGTCGAATGCTTCGCCAGGATGTTGTAGACGTTGAGCGAGCAGAAACCGAGCACGCGCGACGGACCAGCGCCCTGCCAAATGGCGGCGCGCGCGGTTTGCACATCCGCGATGGGCGTGCCGCCCGTCGACCAACCCGTCGAGACGGCGGTCGTGTTGCCTGAGTAGTTGCCGGCCGTGGTGAGCAGCGTGACCTGGCGGGCTTCACGTTGGTACGCGAGGCCCTCCGCCGTGTTCTCGGTCGCGGCCACGAACTCGTCGAGTACCTCGTCCTGGTTCTCGATCGTCGAGAGCGGGACCGACTCCTTGTAGCCGTGGTCGACCGACAAGTAGCTTTGGGTCGTCAGCGAACGCGAGATCTTGTTCGCCTCACCCTCGACCGACAGGTTGTCGCTCGGGTATGCTGTGAAGTCGCGGCGACTCATCTCGTAGAATGAGTCGGCCTGTTTCTCGACCTTGACCTCGGGGATGAGTAGATCGCCGATGTATTCCTCGTTGGCGTACGCGATCGCCAAATTGCTGAGCGGGCGATTCACGTGCACCTGACCGGGCGTCATCGCCTTGATGGTCCGAGTGAACGCGGCGCGTGCAGCCTTGTGCTCTGGAGCGTCGCTGTTGAGCACGAGATCCATGGCCTGTCGCTCGCGCTGGTAGGTCGCGAGACGCGGACCACCTTGCAGGATCTTGAGCTCTTCCCAGCTCATGGGACGAACGTCGTTCTTGTCCATTGCTTGATTGTTCTTTCTTGAAAGAAGTGATGGCTACGGGATCACACCGCGCGCATCGCGTATCCGAGCATCAGCCCGACGCGATCACCGGCGACGCCCGTCTGCATGAAGATGCCGTACGTCGGCACAGCGGTGGTTCCGGGTTCGGCTGCGGTGCCCGCATTCGTAAACCCGTCGGCCACAAGCTTCGCTTTGGTGCCGCGCGTTGCGCCGCCGGTACCAACGAGCACTTCGACGACAGGGGCAAGGAGACCGACTTCGCAGTACTCACCAGCCGCCTTGGTTTCGAGAGCGACGCCAACGGCCAGATCGCTTGCCGCGCCCGCCGTTCCGATTTCATCGTCGGCGCCAGAAAGGAGTACCGCCATCCCGAAGGTGGAGGTTTGACCGGACGCTACCTTGTAGCGCTCACGAGTCAGATACGTGTCATTGACCAAAGCACGGGTTGCCATGTTCGTTTAGCCTTTTGAGTTGTCGGAAAAGGTTTACGCCGCGCGCTCAGGCCGCCGACTTCGCCTTGTTGATTGCAGCTTCGAGCGGATCGACTTCGTCGTCGGTGACGGCCGCGGCGGCAGTTGCGCTCGCACTTGCCGGCAGGTCTTTGACGACGCGATCCTTCAGCGACATCGCGGGACGCGACGCGATCATCTCGTTGAACAAGTCCTTGTCCTTCAACGCGAGCCGCGTGAAGCGATCGACTTCATCGGCGGTGATCTTGTCACCAACGAGGGCGTTGACCTCGGCCTTGACGACCTGTTCGTTCAGCGCCGTGATCTTGGTCTCGTGCGCCTTGATGGTCGCTCGAGCCTCGGCCAGCACCTTCTCGCCTTCGACCAGCTGATTTTTCAGTTCTGCGTTGGCGGTCTCGAGTGAGGTGGCCTTGTTGCTTGCACCCGTGGCCTTGTCGTTCGCTTCCTTGAGCTGATTGCTCAGCAGCGTGATCTGGGCCTCGAACGCGTCTTTTTCGGACTTGTCCATGTTGTTCGATTCTTTCGAAAGAGCCACGCGTTCTGCGGGCGGTTGTTTCGTTGCTTGATTGAGCGCCGCGGCCGTCGCGTTGGCGCTGCGCCATGCGGTGTTCAGTGCGCGCACGTAGTCGCTGGCCGTGTCTTCCGACTTGGCGGATCGCTTGCTGCGATTGCTCGCGCTGCCATCTGCTTCACCAGCGTCTTGCTCTTCGCGCAGGACCTTCTCGGCGAACCCTTCAGCGACAGCTTCGTCGGCTGAGAGCCACGTTTCCGCGTTCACCATCTCGGCGATGTGTTCGCGCTCGGCACCCGTGAACCGGGTGTAGAGATCGATCATCTGCGCGTTAACCTTGTCGAGGAAGTTGGCGGTGTCGCGGAAGTCCTCGGCGTTCCCGTACGCGAATGTCCACGGCTGGTGGATCATCCACATCGAGCCTTCGCCCATGTAGATCTCGTCGCACCCCATCAGAGCGATGGTCGCGGCGGATGCCGCATAGCCATCGACGTATCCAGTGACATTCGCCTTGTGCTGCCGAAGCAGGTTCGAGATGGCGACACCGGCGAACGCGTCGCCTCCCGGGCTATTCGTTCTGACGTTGATCTGTTTGGCGTTCGGGAACTCGGAGAGCTTGGCCGCGATCTCGCTGGCGCTAACGCCGAACCAATCGCTGATGACGTCGTAGATGCGAATCTCGATCGTCTCGCCTAACGTGTCCTCGGCGCGAACGCCCCAACCGTCGAACCCAAAACGCTCCTTGTCGGAGAGAAGGGTCTTCAGGTTAGGCTGCGGTTTGATCGCTTGAAGCGGCAGCGCTAGTGTCGTCTGCCGCATCCGCGGTGAGTGCGTCTTCTTCATCGATCGGTTTCCCGCCGCCCACCTGGTCGTAAATCCACGACCGTGACAGCGGCAGCGATGCCTTCCTGAAGTTCAGGACCGCGCGCGACAACATCTCGATGTCGACGGCGTCTTGCGTCTGAAGTTCGAGCGTCGGAGGGCGGACGCTTGATCCGTAGTTGTAGAGAACGATCGCGGCGACGAGCTGAGCGCTCAGTGTCTGCGAGTTGCGTGACGCATCGAGCTCGAGCTTCGCTTCGAACTTCTCGTTGCGCGTTTCGGTGGCGGCACGCGCGCCGTTCTCGCCCTCTTCGATGGCGTCGGCGCTTCCGAGCACGACCTTGAAGATGCCGCGCCCGATGTAGCTGTGAAGCTCTCGGTGCTGGCTCTTGCCCGAGCCATTGCCTGGTGCTGACGTGCCCGTTTGGATGTCTACGTCTTCGGAGTGAACGAGGACGTTTGAACTACTGAAGCGCTCGAGATCGGCGACGATCGCATCGATCTCTTCTTTGACCGCGCCCTTCTTGTAGATGCCCTTACGCCAGGGCTTCCACCCGATCTCAGCAAGAACGAGCCAGTCCTTGAGTGTCCAGTTGCGGAAAAGCGCGGCCCAGACGAGAACTCGAATGAGTCCTTCGCGGCACGCAACATCGCCGGTCATCCGCGGCTGGTGCTGGATGAACTTGCCGAGCGGATAGTCGGCAACGAGATCGATTGCCGCTTCCGGATTGATGGCGTCCTGTTGGACGAGTCGTCCGTCGCTCTGCCGAAAGCGGAAGCGCGAGTGAGCGATTGGCCAGATCTGGGTTGGCAGCAGGTAACCGCCCGACCAAGCCCAGCGCGTCTCCGCGGCAGCGAAGCCGAAGAAGTTGGCGCTCTGAAGGTGCGCGACGAGTCCGCTAATCGAAAGCGACCCGGGGCTAGAGCCTGCTAGGGCGTCGAGCTTCGTCAGTGCCGCGCGGACCAGCTCGGTGGCTTCGACTTCTTTGGGCGTCGCGTTCTCGGGTTCGCAGATGACGTACGGGAGACCCGACACGCCATCCTCGCGAGCCGCAAGCGCCGCCTGAAGATCGAAGTCCTTCTGTCGGCACTCGTTACCGAGCGCGACGAGTTCGTAGATGTCGCCGTGATCGGCTGCGCGAAGAATCGCGGAAACGCGTTGTGGTGTTAGATGACCACCGATGCGCGTGATCTGAAACGCGAGCGCCTCAGGATCAATCACTCGCTTGGTGATCGATTTCGGGCTTCGGTTTACACCTTGCTCGAGCTGACGCGGCTCAATTGCCGCTGCGCCGACGGTCTCACGCGGAGACCACAGCGAAGTAATGCGTTCCCAGATTCCCACACTTAGAAGCCTCGGGCGTTCGTGTCATCGCCCCAGCGCGAGGCGGGACGCGGTTGACGCGGCACCACTGCCGTCATCTGGTTACCGGCGCCGTAGATTGCGATGGCGAGCGCGTCACCCTTGTCGGGGCTGCGTCCGAGTCGCTTCTTAATTTGATCTTTGGGCTCGACCTTGCGGCGACCCTTCGTGTCGAACGAGTACTGCGGGGCCAGGATGTCGCCCTGCAACTCATCGTCCGGAGGTATCGAGCCGCCCTCTTTGAGCCACTCTCCGACACCGAATAGCGCCTCATCTCGGGCGTTGACGTATTGCGGATCCCTTGCAGCCGCCGAGCCGTTGAACTCGTGCACACGGACGAGTTGAATGTCCGGTCGCGTGTGCTCCTTGAGCATTACGCGAAGCTGGTCAACAACTCCGCCGCCGTAGCCGCCGCCGACGTCAACCGTGATGCACGCGGGCTCATCGACGCGCTTGTTCGCAACGATCACGTCAAGCGCCATGCCGGCGACTTGAATGCTATCGAAGCCAGAGCAAGCTCGAGCTTCGAGCGCTCGCGATCCGCGATTTGGCTGTGCTACGCTTTGGTCATCACCGAAGCGCGCGACGTCGAGTCCGAGGGATATAGGGCCATCCGGCGCACAGCTTGGCCATCGCTCGACCGCTTGCTCGACGAGCAGCAGCGCGACGACCGAATTGGCCGCTTGCGATGGCGGGCGACCAAGGACACGCACCTGGTAGCGCGGGTCATCGACGCCCCATTGCTTGCGGCGTTGCTCGCACCATTCTGGTGTTGCGAGCCCAGGGATCCATTCGCGTCCAACGATCCACAGGGGAGCGTCGACCGAACGGAGCCGGTGAAACTTCCAAACGCCTGTTTCATTCGGAGGCTCGCCCCGAATCTGCTGGCGCTCCGCTTCGAAGAACGTTCCCGATGTTTGCGTCGGGTTACCGTATAGAAGCTGGTGACCGCCGCCTGCCGTGTTGCCTTCGAACGCGGCGAAGAATGTCTCTTTGATGCCGCTCGCTTCGTCGGCAATGATCAGGATGTTGGCGCCGGAGAAACCGGCCGTTCCTTCCTGAGTGCCAGCTACGCGACCACGCAGCCAGTTGTGCGTTAGTGGCGACTGGATGCCGCGTCGCGGATCGAGCGGAAGCGACGGGAGTGGAAGCAGCCGAAGCGCTTCGAGAACCCATGGCTCAGTAGCGGACGGCTTTTCAGCGACCGCGCGGAGCACCTCTCTGAGTTCGTCCCAGAGGATGTCTTTGACCTGGTCCTCGGTCGTGCTCGTCAGAATGACGGGGGCACGCTCTCGAGTTTCACACCACCAAGTCCCAGTGCAAACTGCGCCGCGAGACTTGCCGGTCTTCTGTCCCGAGTGAACGCAGACGTGCGCGTAGCGCGCGACATCGAGCGCAATCTCGACTTGCTTGTCATGCAGACGAGTGCCGAGTCGCTCCCAAGCGTAGAGCCCGGGATCGTCGTGCCAGCGCGCGATCAGTTCTGCTGTCGCGTCAGTGCACTCGTTGCTCTTCAGACTCGCCAGCTTCGCTTTCGCTACTCTCCGCAGCGATTGCTGAAGCCAGTCGCTCGAAGTGTTCTGCTGGGAGGACACGCTGTGCGACGTTCAAAATGTGAGCGATGCCCTGGTCCACTGCTGTCACGACCATGGCCTGCGGAGCCTCGAGACCAAGCAGCTTGGCGCGCCTGGTGTCGAGCTTGACGAGGCGGTCAACGGCATCGAGGGTCGAATCGAATGGATCGATTGCTGCGCCGTTTTCGTCTTCCGGTAGACCGCGCCCACCAGCTTCGAGAGCCGGCATGATCGCCTCGGTTGCGACCTCGAGTCTTGCCAGGCTGATAGCCCGCTCGGCCCGGATGCTTGCATTGGCGAACTCTCGGGTACGGGCGAACACGGCTTCGATGTCCCGCTGAACCGTTGCGACGCCAACACCGAGTTCTTGGGCGATTGCCCGCACCGACCTGGCCTTGAGCTTGAGCTCCGCAACTTTGACGCGACGCTGCTCGATCAGCAGCTCCTTCGCCTTCTGCTCGGGGGACTTCTTGGAGCGCTTGGGCTCCTGTTCCATGGGCATGACGTTCCGCAGGGGCGAATCCGAACCGCCGTCCCGCGCTTTGAGGGGATGGGTTGCTGGCTGAGCGGTTCTGGTGAACTGCAGCCCGTCGCGACCCTTACAGGTACTAGGCCAACTTTCTCACCCCAAACATGTCCAGACTTGTCCAAACGTGTCCACAATTCACTCTTTCAACACAAGGACCCATATGTGTTTGGCGTGGATACGGAGCTCCTCCAGAGTCGTGTAAACCTTGCCCCGTGGGCGCTTTCTCTGGTGCGCAATCCCGAGGTCTTCGAGCATGGTTCTGACCATCCGACGGTTCTCGTCAGGGTCACCCTCCATCTCGGCGCGGCGAACGATTTCGGCGCAGTCGATCTCCCCGAGGGCGGCGCGCGCTCGGGCCCTTTTTCGCCTCCCGTGCCTGATTTTCCGTTCTTCAGACACAGACTGGCAGTCTTGGGTCGCCATCAGTGCGCCTCCACGCGCGTCTCGAAACGGCGCCCACTGAAGTCCATTGGCTCCTCGACGGTCTCGATGTCGCCTACGAGTTC